CTACTCCAGAAAGATCAAACTCATTATCTTCTGCGAATTGTACTTTATTATAATTAGCATCATAATCAATTCTAATGTCACTAGGCTTATAACTAGCAAGTTTTGTAACTAGTAAATCCATATCTGCTGAATTAACATTTTTATCTACAATAAATTTAATAATGTTACCGGTTACTTCAGATCTAAAGTATGCTTCAGGATCTTTTTGTGTTATAAGCTTAGATAGAAATATCTTAACATGTTTAGGTGTTACAGTATTTTTATAAAACTCATAACTTAAATCCTCTAGATCTAAAACATAGTATCCTTTGGTCTGCCCTGAATCACCGAAATCCATTTCATAAGGGTTACCTACATATATGATTTCACTATTATCGAACTTTCTACTCGCTCTTAAGTGGAAGTGACCTGAGAATACTAGAGGTGCTTTATTAGCTAGAGCCTCCGGATTGTCGCCGTGATCACATACCTTAAAGGAGTTCATTTTAAAGTTAACTAACTCAAAGTGACCGAATACTAAATCACAATCCGGAATGTCTTTTAGTTGAGTGCCCCATGGGCAGAAGACTGTATTAACGCCGTGTATATTACATTGCGTCATTTTATCATAAACCGTCAGGTTACTATAACCTCTCAATATACTCAGACTGTTAATTTCACTAGTATCTTTATACCACGCATCATGATTACCAGTAATCATCGTAATATTAAAGTCGCTAAATTTATCTAAAAAGTCTTTAGCGAAATTTAATGTTTTAACACTTATTTCGTCTCTATAGTGGAAGAAATCTCCACAAAATATAATATCAGAAATACCTTTGGACTTCAAGTCCTCAATATACCAGTCGCTCCATTGATTTGCTACACCTAGCCAGAAGTCACTATTCTGGTGAACGCCGAGGTGTATATCAGAAAATATGGCTACCTTTTTACCCATATTAATAGTCGTCAGGGTTGGTGGGTTTTACATAAACATGACCTCCTCCGGAATCCATCATCTCTTTTTCATAAACTACTTCTTTATAATCACATAGAGTTTGATGATGCTTTTTCTCTTTTTTAATTCTATTAATGAAAGCGTGAAATGCAATAGTAGTAAAATAAGAGAATGGATTGTATTCTGAATCTACATTAAACTTTTTGTTCTGCAGAGCTGTATACATCTTAACTAGAGCGTCACCTATCATATCTTCTTTATAGGTATAATTTATAAAATTTGATTTATTACCAAGACCATAAGCAATCTTCTTAAGTGAGTTTGCAAGCTCGAAAATACAATCCTCAGTTACATAATACTCTCTAATCTGCTGCTTAAACACAGCAGGATTAACATAATACTGGTCAATCTTAGGCTTAGGCCCTCTCTTCTTAGGCTTAGGCTTCTCCTCGAGTGCAGGCGCCTCATCAGTCTTAGGCTTCTTATCGGTCTTAGGTTCTTTGTCTCTAGGCATAATATAACTATAGTATAGTATATGACTATGTAACTTTCAACTTATTTTTCAGTAACCTGCACTATTTTATAAGGTATCCTCTCTTGCTCGTAGATTTCTTTTCTACGGGCAACATGCTTTTGACCATACTTAAGCTGATCCGCTATATCAATTATCCTAAGATTGTCTTTACTATCATGTAAACGTAAGCCACGGCCTATAGTCTGAATAGTACGTATGGAGCTTTTACCACCAGCAGCAAATACAATCATATGTATATTTTTAATATTAACCCCGGTACTAAAAATAGAACTCATAGCTATACAAACTACATTACTTTCTACCTCCATTATTCTCTTAATATTTTCGCGCTCTTCGACCTCTAGCTCACCCTGAACAAAATATACTCGCTTATCTTTTAAGGTTGACATTAGATCATAAAGTGTTTCACCATGTTTCAGGTGATTTACTAATACTAGAATGTTGTTGTTAAAGTTAGCACATATCTGATTTATCATATTATTTCGAAATTGATTCTCATATATGAAATCTAATTCGAGCCTGTAATTCAGTTTAGCGTCTGCACCTGTTTTATATGCTGGTGATTTTAAAAATTCAGACTCAATAATAGTTGTACTTGCTGGGGTAAGGTGTTTTTCGGTACGTAACTGAAAACTATCTTTCTCATATATGATACTCCCTATCTTACCGATAATATTCCATTCATCAACCTTACCATCAGGCATTGTGCCAGTCAATCCAAACTTATGAACAGTTCTAATTTGTTGTACCATCTTACTTACCTTATTACTTTTTTTGACTTTATGACACTCGTCTATAACTAACGCATCTACCTTTTCTAACCAGTCATTATCCTTAAATTGACTCTGAAGTATACCTAGGTTAGCTATAATAACATTAGCAGTAAAGTCTGGTTTATTCTTACCGGACCATTTAGTATACTTAAAGGGTGCATCATATTCACTAAAGTCGCTAAACGTCTGATTGACTAAGCCTAAATCTGGTACAATCAAAAGACATTTAAATGTATCACCCGTACTCTTAAACATACTCGATAGTAGAGAGCATATTGTTAGAGTCTTACCGGCACCTGTACCCATTTTTAGAATACCTCTACCAAATTGAATTGCTTTCTTACAAGCAGCTAACTGATAGTCTCTCAATGGTAGTGTTAACTCATCATATACGTCTGTGGCTGCTAACGTAGGTTTTATAATATCAGATACATTACTATCAATATGTAATTCCTCATCAGGATAAACCTCCTTAATGTATCTTAATATATCAAAAAATAATCCAGCTTCGAAGAGACCGGTTGGTGTAATACAATAATTTCTGATATCAGCAAAATGTCTAGCTCTACCCTTCAACCTAAATCGAGCTGTTGCATCGGTTTCACTAAAAAAATCGCGAATAGCGGGCACGAGTTCGCCTGCTATTCTAATCTTATTATTAACTAGTTCAAATTTAATCATCCCTATATAGTTTCCATCTTCATTATCTCGATGATATTCTTGATGTCAAAACCTAAGCTTGTAAATGTTCTTTCAACCTTTTCTAGATAATCAACAATTAGTTCTTGCTCATCGATACGATTTTGCAATTCTATCATTCCCTCATGTTGATATGAGCTTTTCTCTGCTATAGGTCTAGTCACCTTTACTGGAGATTCACGTTGTATAGCTTGTACTATATCTTCTCTTAAGGAATACCTCTCAGCTTTTAGATTAAGGAGTGACTTTTTATGCTGAATCAATCTGCAGACCCAGTAGTGTTTACGAGCTGGAGTCTTAAGTGACATCTCTTTGATATTAAACTCATCGATATGTAGCTCAGTCTCAATCTCTTTACTATATCTTTCAATTATTTCCGCATTCACATCCTTATTATACATGTATTTACACGGCTTGCAACTACTAACTAGTGATATAACATAGAAAGCCTAAGACGTAATACATAAATAAATATTAATATGAGGGATACACAGAGATTATTTGAACGTACAATAGATAAACTACTCAAAGGGGTGGAAGATATTGATTATGATGAAAATGAACTTAAAATGGGTATTGAGGTAGAGTTAGAACATACTGATGATAAAGATGTTGCAACAACTATAGCCAAACAGCATCTCGCTGAAGATCCTGCATATTATAGTAAGCTTAAGACAATTCATGACGAGGATGAAGGTAATACAGTAGGTGGAGGTGCTCTTGGACCAGCAGCTGCAGTAGGTCATTCACAATCAGGCGATTGGTACGCTCCCGGCGATGCTAGAGTACCTCAGATATTAGGCGGCATTCAGACTCGGCGCGGGACGATTGGCCGGAAACGTAGAAAAAAGAAAAAGAAAAAGTAAGTACATGTGATGGAAACAGGTCACTGGACAATACATGGCACGATACCTGCGGATGCTTTCGGTTTTATATATGAAATTACTAATACAGTAAATCAAAGGAAGTATATAGGTAAAAAACAGATGGTAAAGCGTATTAAACGAGCACCACTCAAAGGTAAGAAGCGTAAACGAATTGATTTTGTAGAGAGTGATTGGAAGTCCTATACAGGCTCTTCAGATAGACTTAATGCTGATATTGAAGAGCTTGGTAAGGAGACTTTTACATTCCAAATTTTAAGATTTTGTGGTAGTAAATTTGAACTAAGTTATTTTGAATCTAAGATGCAATTTGAACGTGATGTTCTATTAAGTGAAGATTATTATAATGGTATTATAAACTGTAGAATAGGTAGACCACCTAAAGCTCTAAAGGAACAGTATTATAATAAGGTTAATGAATAATGTAGATCTAGGAATATACAATATAAACCTTATTAACTGTAATGAGGTTTTTAAAAAGGCTAGTGATAGTATTGTAGATGACTTATACAAGTTTGATTTACTTCAGAAATCTCTGAATAATACTACTGTAAGACGCCTATTCCTACATTACACTATACTCCATTTATGTGAAGCTATCCTAAAGAGTAAGTCTAACAAGAAAAATATTCTATTCTTTAATAATACACAGCTAAATGATGTTTCGTTAGCTAAATTTCACAATGAAAGTGATATTATTAAGTCTATATGCAGCGTCCTTAGGAAAGTTAAGGTTATGCTACCAGTAAAAGTATACATTAGTAGATATAGTCTGGATTACTTCCATCATCTACTCGAATCTAACCAAGGTAAAGGTTATTTACTACTAAATGAGGTAAGAAGTACTGCAGATCATGATAATACACGATTTACTTTTAGTAAAATTAAGCAATACACTAAAAAATACGGATTAACTTGGCTTAATGAAGAGTACTTTAATAGACTATCAACTAAGTTTCTTCTAATTAAATAAATAATAACATGGATAATTATACCCAACTTGCAAATAAAATTCTCAACGAGAGTATGGATAGCTCGAGACTTAGCAGTGATACAGCATTAAGAGATGAAATGATCGCACTAGATGATGAACTTTTCAGTGCTGTAGACGCAGGAGATAAAGCGGCTCACGAAAAGGCGCTTAATAGATATGAAGCTCTAAGAACTCAAGCCATCGACAAGTTTGGGATAGACGGCCCTATCCATCTTATCGATCCAGATCTGCACGGCGCACATTCGGATGATTATAAGGATGAAAACGGCGTTAGACCACACAATGTTACATTCCGTGACGCTGTAGAATTTTATCCGTCCGGTGCATATGGTAAAATAGTTGATGGTAAGTTTATTGCCCCGCCTGTAAAGAGTTATATTGAAGATAATGAATCTCCATCAGACGGACTACAAGCTATCTTGCAGAAATATCCAAGTGAAGTAGAGGATCTCAAAAATAGTGGAGAGTTTGCTGATGAGCTGTATGATGAGCTATTTGAATTTTATCTTGATAGTGGTGAGATGCCTTATGGTGTAGCAAAAGCTAGAACAGGGGATCCATATGAGTGGGTACATGCTAAATTAGATGAGTTGGGTGTGTTTAATGATGCCGAGCACGTTGAAGATAATCAAAATGCTATAACTGCTGATGATTTAAAAACTCTAGAGACTGTCAAAGCACTAGCAGGCGGTAAAGCAGATGGAGGCCTTTTTAGCAATCCTGAAAAACAAATACAACAAGCGTATGGTAAGATGCTTACCAAGATATCCAAGCAAATGAAAAACGTAGCTAAGAAGATGTAATTATGAATAAGTTTTTAAGAAGAATATACGAACTCGATTTGATCAATGAAGAAGATCAAGCACCACCTCCTCCAGGTGTTGCTGATGTCAATGATGTAACGCCTCAAGAGATTGATGATGCTCCTGAAGTAGAAGCTGAGGTTGGTACGTTATCTCCAGAGAGCGAGGTAATGTACGTTAGATTACTAAAGAAGGCTCTAGTTGTAGATCTTGACCCTGAGGATATTGACAATATTAATAGCTTAGCGGAGGTTAACGAAGAAAATGCTAAGCAGGTGCTAGGAGATATCCTTAGAATTATAAAGAGTTACTCAACTGAAATCGATATAGAAATTTAAATATGAGCTGGAAATCATTAACACAAGTATACTTACAAGAGGCTGCCTTAAAGAATGTTACTAAACTAACACGGCAACAACTAGTCGGTGAGGACGTCTCAATATACGCTAAAGAAAACGATAAAACAGAGCATATAGGCGACGTGAGTAGAGAGTACTATGATAGTGTTCTCAAAAATAGAGTTGAGCTAGGTTCGCATGAAAATGTTAGCTTACGTAAGGTAGTAGAGCAGCGTTTAGATAAATGTAACGGTAATATTGATAACAATGCTGACATATGGCAAAATTATATGTTAGAAGGTGCTTTCGATATGTCAGCTGATAATTTTGATAGTAGTGAAGACTATTTACTATCTCTAGTTGAGCAGAGTACACCGTTTTACCTAACTGATTTTATAAAAGCCAACTGGCCTGCTGCAGATGTAGTAAACAAATACTATGAATCTGCATTTACCAGTATGCCACAAGCTCCAGTTTTTGGCAGCCCGGGCGCAGGTGAATTATACTTAGCTTATTTTGCAAATGGCAGTAAGCCTAAGAAAGGTGATTTGAGTGTAGGCGGAGTTGAAATTGAACTTAAAGGGCCAGGTGGTCGTATTTTTAAGACACCAAAAATAGTTAATGATTTTAGCGACCTGCAGAAAGATTATAAAGATGAAGATGAATTATTAGATAATATTACTGAATATATTGCTAAACTATCACAAACTGCGCCACATAAATCATTGATTCGCGAAATGGTAGCATTATTTAAAGAATCAATGATTGAAGAGCATGCCTACTTCAGAGAACGCGGAAAGATGAGACCAGGTAACGAGCTCGTCTATATAGGGGGTTTAGCTCAATTATATGCATATAAGCAAGTACAGGGATTTGACATCTTTATGTCCTTCTCCACACAAAAAGATGGTAGAATACTCTTCAAGCCAGTAAATATGAAGAGTATCAATAATCTAGTAGGGCTGCATAAGCTAATTACAAGAGACACATTCTATAAATTTGGTGTTAACCGGGATGGTTCCGGTTGGTCACTAGATAGAACTCAACCAAAATGAAAACATTCAAGCAATACTATAACACTATCCTAAATGAAGGTGGTGCCGCAGGTCATATGGCTCATCCATTTGACCTACCTCAAGTTAAGACAGGTAAGGATTTAGTGAGCTTCTTCGATAGAGCTGTTAGTTCTATTAAGACAAACCCACCTTCTGTTAAGATTGACGGTGTGAATGCTAGTTTTAGACTCATTGATACACCTGAAGGTAAGGAATTCGCACTCGACAGAGGTAGTATGAAGCCTCTAGACCTTGAAGGTATCACAATCGATAAGCTTGTAGCTAGATTCGGCGAGGGACATGGAATGGTTAATGCAGGCCGTACACTATTGACCATTATGAATGAGTCTATAGATGAAATTACACCCGAACTCAAGCAATTAGGTATGTGGGATAATGCAAATAGATTTTTTAATACAGAGTTCGTGCAAGGTACTACTAATGTACTACAGTATGATAATGATTTCCTCGCGATCCATGGTATTAACGAGTTCTATCAAGCGACTCCTAAGAGAAGAGCCAGTAAAGAGGTTGAGTACAATCCAAAGGTACTTGATTCACTTATTGAAAAGCTTGATAAGACTGCAGCAGAATATAATTTTAAAGTATATGGTAGTGTACCTGCCACTTTAACTAAGCAGCCTAACTACGCACACGTGCTTAGTAAGAACTTTAACGTTAATGTAGGTACAGAAAGAATTTCAAAGCCCTTGCGCGATTATTTAAATGATGCTAATAACCCATTCGGGGATAAGATCACATTACAGGATGGTAAAAAGGTAGGAGCTCTTAGTAAGTTCGTCTATCTACAGATTCTTAACGGTGTACCACTCGATACATTTATAAAAGATGAAGCTGATCACCAAAAGGCTATTGATGGAGCGGCAATATACCACGCTACTAGACTTTTAGGTGACGAGCTGCTAACAACCTTAACATCCGACATGGGTGACGTTAAGTACCACGAAGGTATTGTTATAAGAGACCCAAAATTTCATAGCTCACCAGTCAAGGTTACCGGTGAATTCATTATTGGCGGTATGTCATCACAGTTTAGAAAAGAAGATGAAGAAGTGACGCCTTACTATTCTAATTACGTCACGGAACCACCAGTCAGAGGAGATTTCTTCGGTAGAGGTCGCTTTAAACAAAGTGTTGATGCAATAGGTGAGAGCTTTGATGCTGTCTACAACAGTATAATGCTAAGAGAGTTTGAAGAGCCTGACAATGAGCGCGTTGTTGTTATATACCCCGGTAGATTTCATCCGTTTCATAAGGGTCATTCATCAATATACAATAAATTGACGCAAAAATTTCCTTATGCCGACGTATATATTACTACTTCTGGTAAAACTGATGAAGATACATCACCATTTACGTTTGACGAAAAGAAAGAGATGATGATATCAGCTGGTGTCGATGCTGATAAGATCGTTCAAGTAGCATCTCCTTATATTGCTAAAGAGATAACTGAAAGATATGATGGAGATAATACTAAAATCATCTACGTAGTATCTCAGAAAGATATGGAGGGTTCATCAGCTAGATTCAAATTTGGCACTAAGCGAGACGGTACACCTAGCTACTTTCAACCTTTTGAGAGTGTAGGTGAGAGTGAGTATATGTCAAAGCACGGCTATGTTGATGTACTACCGACTATGGACTTCAAGATTAACGATAGAAGCGTAAGAAGTGCTTCAGAAATCAGAGATATGTATAAGAATGCTGATGATAGTCAAAGAGAAGATCTTATCCATAGTTTATACGGTTCTAAGGACCGGAAGATAAAGAATATCTTTGATAATAAGCTAGTTTAAATTTTTTCTATTGAAGCAATGTTTGCGTAATATGGTGTATTACTTAACACTACTTTGACTTCATCACCGGGCTTGAAGTCTTTACTGAGCTTAGGATCAAAACCAAACTCATCTTTCATTCCCCATTTGGTTTTAGCATCGTGACCCTTAAAAGTCATAACCCATACTTTACCAAATCTACCAGGTGATCTTTGAGTTTGGTAAACATCGGAAATTGTAAGGTCTAGTTCTTCTCCGATATTATTCGCGAGAACATCATCATAAATAACAGCACTGCTCTCTTCAAAATATTGTTTAAATTTTATCATATAACTAAGCTCCTTCGAATCCTGTATCTCTAGCGGCGGGGTCTTCACTGATATCATCGAACTTCAAAGTCCTGATACCTCCATCTTCATCCTCTGCATCTTCTACTTGCTCATGATTATCCTGATAATCGAGGTGGTGGAATACTGAAGAGAGATAATCTGATGCCTTTGTAATTTTTGCTGCAACCCAACCATCTAGAGAGTCTACATTGGCTATATGGTCGAATAATTTCGATGAATATTCAGCGGCTTTAAGTAGGTCAGCTCTCGCCATATCAACCTCACCATCATAATCGTCCTGGTCGTGGTCGTGATCACAGTCATCATCTATCTCACCAGCTTGTATATATACTGTCTCATCTTCAGCAACACCACGAACATTTGGTATATGACGTACCCGTGAATGGGGCGTAGTACTACCAATTGATGTTACTCTAATCATAGAGGGTGTACCGTGACCTAAACCAAGATCGTCCTCTTCAGGAATCTCTTCATCATTAGGATTGACATAAGTCGGGTCTGATCTAAACTTCGGACCACCTCTACCATCTGAATCTGCATCTCCTTTACGGAGATGACCGCCCTTTGTATAGTGTTTACCTTTTGGAGCTTCTTTTGCTTCCATGTACGCCTCATATATGAGTTCAGATTCTACCTTAGCCATAATAATATTTATACTATGTATTAAATAATTATATGGAATTTGATAAGTTATATAACCAGCTCATGGAATCCTTACAAGAGGATGCAAAGAAGTGTTGGGACGGGTATGAAAAGGTTCCGGGTATTCCGCGTAGTAAGCAAGGCTCATGCAAGAAAAAAACTGAAGGTGAAGAAGTACCTGAAGAAGATGCTGAGTATAGAGGCAGGAAGGTAACTCTTAATAAGCCCACCAGAGGTGATGTTAAGAAGTTTAAGGTATATGTAAAGGATCCTAAGACTGGTAACGTTAAGAAGGTTAATTTCGGACATGGTGGTACGTCTGCTAAGAAGAGAGGTGAGAAGACAATGAAGATTCGTAAGAGTAATCCAAAGGCTCGTAAATCTTTTAGAGCTAGACACAAGTGTGATCAAAAAAAAGATAGAACCACTGCAGGTTACTGGTCATGTAAGAAGTGGTAATAGAGTATAAAGCTATATATTAAATAATTATACGATGAGTATTAAGACAACCATAAATACCCCAGAAAATACTCTCAACTACATGAAGTATGTTGAGATTGAAAATGATACTCGCTACCCAGCAGTAACTGGTGGATCGGGTCAAGATGTTTTTAATAAGTCTGCAATTTTAGTACAGCAAATCGACCCGCTCGGGTTAGATATCGGTGGTCAATCAGGTACTGATTATGTTGAAAAATTTGGTGCTAATTTAGAACTTGGGAATAACTTAGAAACTATATGGGAGACAGGTGGTCTATATACCTTTTTAACTACTGCTGGTCCAATTTCAGCGGTAAGTACAGATGCTACAGATAATCAAGCGGGTACAGGAGCACGTGAGATAGAAATTTTAGGTCTTGATGAGAATTATGAAACTATAACTGAGCTGATTTCAACTAATGCGACTGATGGCCGGAATGGTGGTCCTGTATCTACTCAAAACTTTTTAAGACTCTACAGAGCTAGAGTAACTAAAGCAGGTTCAACTGGTACCAATGATAGTGTTATAACGATGAAATCAGGTGGTATAACGGTAGTTACAATAGGCACGCATGGTACCGGTGCCAATGAAGAAGGTTTTGGTCAATCACAGACAGGAGTATACACTATACCTGCAGGTAAGACGGGGTATTTAACGCAGTGGACCATGGGATGTAGCCGATATAATGAAGGGGTAAATGCCTTTATTTATGTAAGACCAATTAACGGGAATGGTACTACATCTATATTAGATAATGTCTTCTTTATCGGTAATACAATAAAAGATTATAAAGTACCACTACCTCTAGAGGAAAAAACCGATATCGAAATCAGAGCATATAACGGCGCAACTGGCATACCTGTCAACACTACGTTTAATATAATCTTAGTAGCTAATTAGGTTAGTTGTGAAAAAGAAAGAAGTAAATAAATAATCTTATGAGTGGAGTTGTACCAAGAGCAGGCCAAGTAAGTATATCGTGCATCAATTCGGTAAGAAGGTGCAAGACTAATCAGCAATCCCGTATTGTCGAAAATCCAAATACTTACGCTACCGGTAGTCAAAACTTCTATAGAAATCGGGCTGCCATGCGCGGGTTTAATGGAGAAGATAACGGTCTGTATTTTTCTGAATTTAGAGGTGCTCAAGTACTGACAGCTTGTATTCGTACATTCCCTGAAAGTAACGGAGGTACATATGGTACCATCAATGATGGTCGGATTCAGGCGTGTATTAGACCTGATACTATCAACACAGACGGTGGTAATAGGTATTATGGTTACCGGATCAACGGCTCTGGTCCGTTTCAAATATGTACAAACAATAATGTTAAAACGTGGACCGGTTTAGAGGGCGGTGGTACAGGAGCTGGAGGTACTGCAAGTGGTGGATTTAGAGACTATTGTGTCGAGCTGAAAGATAATACATTAGGTGCAAATATTAGACAAACTGCTCGCGTTACTTATGCTGGTGGTCAGAATCTATACGGGTGCGTGCAGAATCAAGATAATCTTAGCGTCTAGTGAAGTGGCTTTATGTTGATGTTTTAAGCGACAGTACTAAATAACCGTATGCACTTTGAATATGTATTACAGGAAGTAAGCAAGCGCTTTTTATATACTATAAATTACACGGATGATTCCGGAGAACGGTTATACGCGCTAGTAACAACATCACCTGATATAGCTCCGGAGGAGGTGGTGTCTGAAGTACACAGCATTACAGAACTCAAGGAATTTGTCTTTTGGGATTTGTTTAGGAAAAAAATATTACGCCTGCCTACTGCGGAAGGTGATATTAGTTTCACCTTCCATAATTTGCACCTATTACCTGGTGATGATGTCGCTGAGCTTCTAAACATCACGGATCAGCAGATCATAGATGAGCATAATAAAGAAATTATTAATATACACAATAAGCGACGTCAGGTCATTATAGATATACAAACTGAATTAAGTGCTGAGTATAATATGGTATTTACAGAAGAAGATACAATGTGCTATATAAATCTTATTAATACACACCGATTTGCGGAGTTCGAGCCAGGTAGGCATGCATACCTGATCAAGTTGTGTATGCTACTCAAAAGCACACCCTATAAGCTCCTAAGAGGGCCGATGGATATGCAGGATTTTGAGAGAGCAAAAGATCAGTGGTTATTTGTAATTAAGAGTCATGTTGAAAAAGCTAAGGCTCAGCTCGATAATGAGGCTGCCTCACTAGACGGTAAAGCAGATACATATGAATACGATTTAGAAGAGATTGAAATTATAAAAAACTTACTTGATGAGATTCCCGAGGAGTTTAGAGATGACCTAGATGAGTGCACAACATATAAAGACCTGCTCGAAGCATGGCCACCGCTATTACTACCAGCGCCACAGTTTATTATTGATCCAAAAACGGGAGTAAATGTTTTCGCAGCACTCGAAAAACAGATCGAATGGAAGCTTTATGATTGATCTATCTAAGAACATACACTATGATGAGATTTTTTTAGGTCAACTTCAAATATGTTTGAGTAGCCTTAATATTGGTAGTAATGGGCTGCTGAGGGATGATGGTGTTATAGATATTATATCTAGCTACTATAATATTGATAAGAAAAATTTATCGATAGGTTTTGGCTCTGGGGATGTATTGAAGAGGATTATAGATTTACCAGAAGTAGATCACTTATATGTTGTTGAACCGACGTTTAGAGGTGCGATGGTATACGCTCGTAATAAAGGCATATCATACAGACCGTTACATTACACTACATTTAACGAAGTAC